GTGTGTGGCAAGACCCTCAACCACATTACAATTACTTGATTGCCTGTGATACATCCCTTGGTAGAGACCGGGATTACTCTGCTTTTCACATAATAAACATGTATAACGGCCAGCAGGTAGCGGAGTTCTACTCTAATAGAACAGCAATAAATGATTTTGCTCAAATATTAGCTAACGAAGGTATGCTATATAATACAGCTCACATTATTTGTGAGCGAAACACGATAGGAAACAACTTGATCGACTGGCTCTATAATGTCTATGAGTACGAAAACTTGTGGGCAGACGAGAAAGGAGAGATAGGGTTTCAGATCACAGCGAAAAACAGAGAGAGTATCCTAGCTGAGTTGGAGGAAGCAGTCAGAACAGACTTGATAAAAATTAACTCTACTAGGACCTGTGACGAGCTTTTCACGTTTATCATTGGTGAGAACGGTAAAGTTCAGGCAGAAAAAGGGTATCATGATGATCTTGTCATGAGTCTGGCTCTCTCTGTTCACGCCTATAAAAACTTACTAGATACTACGCCTATGGAACTTATGGGTACGAGGCCGATCCCAGGGGAGGCACCTCTTCCAGTGACTAATTCTTATGTGGCTAATATCAAGACCGCTCACGGCGCTCTAAGCAAGGAAGACTACAGATGGTTGATAAAATAGAAGAGAATAACGAAGAGCCTGTTAACGAAAGCGGGTATACAAACTTTGGTGGGTCTGCGGGGCGCTCAGGAACTTACTATACTCCTACAGGCCCCATAGGTAGGTTTTTTGCAAAGTTCTTTGCTACAAAGGCCCAGCCAGCAGTACAGAAGGCATTAGATCAAGGACAGCCTACCGCACTAACTGGAGATACAATTAAGGCTACAGGGGTGCTAAAAGATACTCCGGGTGTTGACAGCCCAGCCATTGGAGGTGTAATTAGAAATCCAGTAGTCCCCCAAAATGAACTAAACAGAAAGAAAAGATACAAAGAATACGAAGAGATGGATGAGTATCCTGAGATTGGTTCGGCTTTTGATATTTATGCTGATGATACCACTCAAAAGGGTGCGAAGGGAGAGCGATGGACAGTTGATTCGGAAAATACGCTAGTTGTTAATGAAGTAGAGAACTTTTTTTCTGATATAAAATTAGATAAGATCTTGTGGGATATTGCCAGAAACACAGTCAAGTATGGTGATTGTTTTATTGAGATGATTGTTAATGTAAAGAAGCCTGAAGAGGGTATTAAAAAATTAAAAGTTCTTAATCCTAATTATCTCCTTCGTGTGGAAAATGAGTTTGGCTACCTAAAAAAGTTTCTTCAAGAGATCCCTTCTTCCGATGTAAATGAAGTTCTCTACAACGGTACTGGGGAGCAGCGTCCAGTAAAGTATATCGAGCTAGACAAGCATCAAATCGTACACTTCCGGCTTCATACTTCGGATCCTGTATTCTATCCCTATGGTAAATCTATCGCAGCGTTATGCCATAGAATCTTCCGCTCGTTGAAAATGATGGAAGATGCTATGATGATCTATCGCCTTTCCCGCGCTCCTGAGCGGCGTATATTCTATATTGATACAGGTAACCTGCCTACAAGCAAGGCCGAGATGTTCATTGAGCGTATCAAACAAAAGTTCAAAAAAGAGAAATTCTATCAAGGATCTACATCACAAGTAAATGCTAGGTACAACCCCATGTCTCTTGACGAAGACTTCTTTGTGGCTACCAAAAATGGAAGAGGAACCAAGATTGAAACGCTTCCAGGTGCCACTAACCTCGGAGAGATTGAGGATGTTAGATATTACAGAGATAAGCTTCTAGCGGCTCTTAAGATCCCAAAAGATTATCTTGTAGAGAAAGATAAGTCCCCAGAAAGAAAAGCTAACCTATCTCAACTTGACGTAAAGTTTGCTCGAACTATTCAAAGAGTTCAGGTAGACATAGAAAGTGGTCTTGAGAATTTAGCTAGGAGACACTTACAGCTTAAAGGCTTCCCCGCTAGTTTAATTAAGAAGCTTAGAATTAAACTTCCTGAACCCTCGGACATGTCTGCTAAGAGAAAGCTGGATCTAGATGAGCAAAAGATTAGAGTTATTCAAGCGGCACAAGGACTTAATCTTCTTCCTAAAAAGCAGCTTTACATGGAATATTTTGATATGACAGAAGAGCAAGCGAATAGGATAATAGAAGAAAAGAAAAAAGAAGATATCGAGAACGCAGAAATGCAAGCAGATCTAAACCCTGAAGGAACGCCTGAAGCGCAAACTCCATCACCTTCGACGGCTAATGAAAGCACGGAGAGTCCTGTAGAATTTATGCTTAACCGCACGATGGACGAGCAAGCAAAAGAAGTAATGGGTAGAATTGTACAAAAACAAAAGCAAAAAGCTGAAGAGCTATTAGAAAGCTAATCTATATAACTAAAACGGAGATAATAAAATGTTTTCAAGATTATTTGAAGAGAGAGACAAGACAATTACCCACCTTGTAAAACTAGGTGACTGCATCGGCAGGTCAATCCGAGAGAATGTTATGCTTTTCAGCATGGACGGAAATAATGAGCAAGTAACTTACCTTACCGAGAGTGGTAAAGTTATTACGGGAATGTTTACTATTTCCGAAGAAGTTACTTTGAAAAACATCAAAATTCAAGACTCTTCGGTTTTTGATGATGAGGAAACATTCGATGGCTTTGTAAATGAAAAGATGCACTCATTTATTGAAAATATTCATTATTCTGAGTACGGGTCTGCCGATGACAGCTTTTCGGACATTCTTACTCTTTGGGAAAATAGACTAAAGCTTTCCGGGGTGCAAAAAAGACTTCATGAGCAGTGCGCTAAATTAGCCGAAACTGAGAAGATCATTGACTCAGTAGAGTTTAAAAATCTTCTTGAGGTTGTTCCCCAGCTAAGTTCATTTTTATCAGAAAACATAGAAAAAATTATTCAAGTTCCTGAGGTAAGAAACGCTGTGAATTTGTCTAACGCAGTTTCACAAGCTTTTAATTTTCCTAGGCTAACTCTTGAAGATTTACAGGAGGAAGGAGAATACAGCTTGAAGAGAGGTGTCAATGAGTCCATTTATGAGATGGTTTGCCGTCAAGAACTCATAAAGAAAGAAATCATAGAATCTAAAAGAAATTTTGAAATGGTTTGGGCTAGCTCTCCTGCCATAAAGACTCTAGCTAGCATGGTGTTTGAAGACGCAGAAACCACGGTAGGCGCTTTAAGTGAAGCACTCGTTGAGGTTCCTTATCTAGCCCTGGCATCCAAAAAGAGTCTATATGAAACTTTTTCTAACTGCTTGGCTTCTGTAGATGGGGCGTTGGGAGTTACAGATAAGGATATTCAAGAGTTCGCCTCTAGAATCTTTGAATATAAAAAAGACGTAAAAGAAGTTTTTGTAAACAACATAAATGAAAAGTATGGGATTAATATTCAAAATCTGCAAGATCCTGCTTCATTTAAAAGCCTAGCAAACACTCAAGTTGTCATCTTTGAAGCTTTGTCCAGATTATCTCCAAAGGGCAGTGTTCTTAAGAGAACTTTGTCGGAGATGGCACACAACTTAAAAGGAAAGCACGGCGTTGAGTGTATTGATGTCAATGACTTCCTTCTTGAGATGTTTGTCTCCGCTGGTTATGACTGCATTTTAGAAGAAGGTACTAAAGAAAAGTTGGATTTTAAACGAATCACGGGACAGCTTTCAGATATAAAAAACTTGGTAAATAATATTCAGGAGCAGCTTTCTGAAAAAGATGCAAATTACTCTAGCGACGAAAACCTAGAAGATGTTGAAGAAGCCGCCGATCCAAAAGAGGAAAAGGTTACAGACAAAGACATAGAAAAGAAGGCAGAACACAAAAGTAAAGTAGATTCTATCGAAGCTGAGGCGGCTTCAGACGATGCTGAAGAAGTTAAATCTCAGGAAGAGGCACAAAAACCTTCTACAAACGAAGAACCAAAAACCGAGCAAGAAGCCATAGACGATTTGTCTGAGTTTGATAAAGTGATTGATGATCTAGTAAAGGGTATGGGTTGACGCTTGATAAAAGTAATATTATTGAAACATAGCACTAAATAAGTTTAGAGGAGTGTTATGGCAGAGTTATCATCATTAGTATTTGTAGACGTAGATGAGTTAGGGAGACCTACGGGTTTAATTGCTTCTAACGAAGAAGACACTATATCTTCTAGTGTCTTACCTTCGGCTGTAAATGATGCAGTTAGTTCGGTAGCTCAACTAGAGCCTTTAGTTCCGATTGCTCCCATTTTGTCGGCGTTACCTGATGATTTTAATGCTCTTAGCGGAGACGTAAATAGCCTTAGTGGTGATGTTTCTGCTTTCCAAGAAGATATTGACAACCTGTCTTCGCTTGTTCCTATTGCTCCTATTTTATCGGCGTTACCCGATGATTTCAATACTCTTAGCGCAGATGTAAGCAGCCTTAGCAGCGATGTTAGCGATTTCCAAGGTCAAATTGATTCCGTTTCCGCCTTAACTGGGCCAGGAGTTGTAGACAATCTATTAGGACTAAGCTCCGATATTACTGACCTCAGTGGTGATGTAAGTAGCCTAAGCGGTGACGTAACTGGATTTACTAATGTTAGCTCTGTAGTATATCAAAACTCCTCAACGTGGAATGATGCTTCCGCTGTTTCAGGTTTTGATGGTGTAAGTGCCATAGTATATCAAAACTCCTCAACGTGGAATGATGCTTCCGCTGTTTCAGGTTTTGAAGATGTTAGTTCTGTAGTCTATCAGAATTCTTCGACTTGGAATGACGCCTCTGCTGTTTCAGGTTTTGATGGTGTAAGTGCCATAGTCTATCAAAACTCTGCGACATGGAATGATGCTTCCGCTGTTTCAGGTTTTGAGGATGTTAGCTCCGTGGTTTATCAAAACTCGTCAACGTGGAATGACGCCTCTGCTGTTTCAGGTTTTGAAGATGTTAGTTCTGTAGTCTATCAAAACTCGTCAACATGGAATGATGCCTCTGCTGTTTCAGGTTTTGAAGATGTTAGTTCTGTAGTCTATCAAAACTCTTCGACATGGAATGATGCTTCTGCGGTCTCAGGCTTTGAAGATGTTAGTTCGGTAGTCTATCAAAACTCGTCAACGTGGAATGATGCTTCTGCGGTCTCAGGCTTTGAAGATGTAAGTGCTATAGTTTCTGATGGGTCCAGTATGCTTTCTAGTCTTTCCGGGTTGATGCCTGGGGCTAATGGCGGGCCAGATGTATACATTTACAGTGCGCTAAATAACATAGCTAAAAAATTCAGACTCATTGACGAAGACACAGGGTTTGATAAACTGGATCAGTCAGGTGTAGCTTTTCAGCTTTCGGGCGTTCAAGCAATAA